AACACATTTGAATCATTTGATTCCAATTCTATAAAAGAGTCGTTTGAGGATATTATTTACAACATCGCTCCAGCCGACACCCCTTTTATGTCAGGAATTGGTAAGATCAATGTACCACAAACATTACATGAGTGGTCAGTAGACGCTCTCGCAGACGCTGGTGCAAACGCACAAGTCGAAGGTGACGACTACACAGCTGGTTCAAGATCAGCAACTGTAAAACTTAACAACAGAACACAAATCTCAGCAAAAGCTGTAGCAGTATCAGGAACCATTGAAACAGTCGACCAGGCTGGTAAAGGTTCTGAACTTGCTTATCAATTATCTAAAGCTGGTAAAGAGCTTAAAAAAGATATTGAAAGAGCTATGGTTGGAGTTGAAAATGCAAAAGCAACCGGTTCATCAGGTACAGCTCGTGAGAGTGCATCTTTAGGAACCTGGTATGGTGGTAACATCCCTGGTACTTCAACTTCTGCTGGTAACTTCTCAGTAGGTGGTACACCAACTGCAAACCCAGCTGGTACTGGTGCAACTGCAATCGCTGGTGGTACTAACAGAACTTATACTGAAGCTCTACTTAAAGCTGGTGTTCTAAAAGCCTATCAGTTGGGAGGAAATCCCGAGGTAGTTATGATGACACCTAGTCACAAACAGACAGCCTCTGCTTTTACGGGTGTATCGACAGCGTATCGTGACGCATCTTCGATGTCAGTAATTGGTGCTGTAGATATCTATGTATCTGACTTTGGCGAATTATCATTCGTACCAAACAGACTACAAAACGCAAACAGAGTAGACATCTTACAGATGGACACCTGGGCGATGGGATCACTAAGACCTTTCCAAACAAAGGAATTAGCATCTTCTGGTGATAACGAGAAGAGATTACTCTTAACTGAGTGGACTCTCGTAGCACATTCACCAAACGCTAACTATGGTATCTTTAACCTAACTGCATAATTATTTATCTATCGAGGGGGTTTTCTACCCCCTCATTCATTTTCATATAGGAGCAACAATGTTTAAAAAATCTATTTACAAAAGAGGTAGTCATAAAGGCAAAAGCAATTTGACTATGACCAAAGGCGATGGAAAAGAAGTTTCTATGGCTAAAGGTGGTGACAGATTTTTCCAGATGGGCAAAAAGAGAATTGCTAATCAAGGTCTAGCTGTCATGGATACAATCGATAAGGAAATCGCAAACGCAATTAAATCATAATGACAAAAAAACTAAGCATTGATGTAGGGTCAGAAGTTATTAAGTCTAAAATTCACTTAGACGAGGGAGAGAAGAAAATTCACATTGAAGACTCCCAGGATGTCTCAGAAATTTTAAGCAACAATAAAAAAGACGCTAACGATCAAGCTTATAAGATGAGAGGATTTCAAGATGCTAAAATGTATAAAGTGGCATCTATTCCTTTAATTGTCGTACAGCAACTTTCTCAAAAAGGAATTATGTATCCGAATGGTGCGATCAAAGATAAAGAACGCATGAAGAAGTGGTTAAACGACCCGGACAATAAAAATTTTAGAATTTACCAAGGTAAACTGTAATGGCTATCACCAATTTCACTAACTTAAAAACAACAATCGCTAATTATCTGAATAGAGATGATCTTACATCGTACATTCCAGATTTTATTACATTAGCAGAGTCTCGCATGAATAATGAGTTACGAGTTAGAGAAATGGAAACCATCGATACATCCACAACAACAGTTGCTGGTACACAAGCGTATAGTCTTCCTACCGGATTTATTGAAGCAAAGTATGTTATCTTTCAATCTGATCCGTATGCTGTTTTACAATACAAAGCTCCTTTTGATTTCTTCAAAGACTATAATGCTAGTGTTAGTTCAGGGAAGCCGTCATTCTTTACCATTATTGGTACAGAAATTAACCTGGGTGTTACTCCAGACTCAGCAAAAACTTTAGAGATTGCCTTCTTTAAAAAACTCACTGCGTTATCGGATAGTAACTTAACCAATACCATTTTAACTAATTATCCTGATTTATATTTATATGGATCATTAGCAGAGTCAGCTCCGTTCTTAATGCAAGATGAGCGACTTGATGTATGGGGTAAGTTATATAAAGAAGCTTTACGAATTGCTAACTCTAGTTCCGAGAATGGAAGAAGTGCATCTCAGAACTTACAAATGTCAGCTGATGTGGTGGTCTAATGATAAAATTTGGAGATTTACAATCAGATCTTCCGACTTACCAAAATACGGGAGCCTTAAAAGCTGATAATGTTATTCCCTTAAAAGAGGGATATAAAAGTTTTCCAGGATTTGTGGAATTAAGTGACACTGCTCTTAATTCTATTCCTGTCGGTTTATTTACATCAATCGGAGCTACGGGTATCACCAACTATGCTGGTGATGAAACAAAGCTTTATCAGATGGATAACAATGGTGACTTCCAGGATGTTTCTAAATCTGGTAGTTACAGTAACTCCACGACAGAAGGATCAAGAGACTTTTGGAGTTTTACTAAGTTTGGAGATAATGTTATTGGAACGAACTTCGCTGATAACATACAAAAGTTTGAAGAAGGAACAGATACAGCCTTTAGTGATCTTGTTTCTTTAAAAGCAAAATATTTAACTGTAGTTCGTGACTTTGTTGTTGCTGGATACACTGAAGAGTCTAGTACAGAATATCCTCAACGAGTAAAATGGTCAGGACTGAATGATAGTTCTACCTGGACACCGAGCCAGGCAACGCAATCAGGTTATCAAGATATACCTGGTGAGCATGGAAGACTCATGGGTATAGTTGGCTCCGAGTCATTTGGAATTATCTTTTTTGAAAAAGCAATTTTTCGAATGGAGTATGTCGGTACACCATTAATTTTTACGTTTAACAAGATTGGTAATATTGGTTGCTTTGCTCCAAGATCTATTTCTACTTTTGGTAATACAATTTACTTTTTATCACAAGATGGATTTTATGCCCTCCAGGGAGGTCAAGATTTAATACCGATTGGATCAGCAAAAATTAACATTACCTTCTTTAATGACTTTGTTGCAAAACCAGAAAGTATTTTTAGTGCGATAGATCCTAACAACTCGATTGTTGTTTGGTCATATCGTGGATCAGGCTCCACAGGATCAGCTGGAGTAAATAATAAATTATTAATTTACAATTATTCTGTTGGTCGATGGGCCACTGGCTCTGGACTAGATTTATATTTTATTAATACAGCATCTCAGGAAGCATTTAATACCCTGGAGTCTTTAGATACTTTAGGTAACCTTGATGGTTTACCACGATCCCTGGACTCTTTCTTCTATGATGAAGGTGTTGTGGGCCTTGCTGGTTTTAGTGCTGATAAAAAATTTGGTAAATTCTTAGGAAGCTCTCTTTCCGCTACTGTGGATACCACAGAGTTTGAAGGAGTTGAAAACAAAAGATCGACATTAATTAATGCAAGACCGATAGTCGATGCTAACGGAGAAAACACCACTGTTACGATAACTCCCATAACTCGATCATCGCAAATGAACTCAGTAACCGAAGGCACAGCTGTTACAGTACGAGATAGTGGAGATTGTCCACTCAGAGCTACATCCAGGTATCACCGACTCAGAGTCAATGTGACTGGAAACTTCTCTACTCTTTCTGGAGTAGATGTCGAAGCTCGAACTGAAGGAAAGAGATAATGTCTAATCAGTTCTTAACTGTACCTTTATCCAATCCTGATACAAAAGCTCATGCTCGACAATGTGCGATTACAATTAACAATGTGATGGATGGTAAACTGAACAGTACCGGAGAAATTACTCTGACTGCTTCATCAACTACCACTACCTTATCAGACGCTAGAATAGGTTTAAATTCTGTTCTGCTCTTTATGCCTCAAACAGCCAATGCTCGAACAGCATTAAATGGTTTGTATATAACAGGCCGAGGGAGTGGGAGCTGTACTATAAATCATCCTAGCTCTACAGATACGGATCAAGATTTATCTTATGTTATCATCGGATAAAGTTTGCACCCAGGTTCCAAAACAAGATGTTTTCTTAATTTGGACTAAGGTTGCACCACTGCTCCAAAAAGCCCTGGATGGCACTTATGATATAATAGATGTGGAACAAGGTTTGCAAGATAACCGGTTCCAATTATTTATCAGTTGGAATAATGGGATTGAAAGTGCAGTGATTACAGAAATAGCCGAATACCCTAAAGCTAAAGTGCTTCGCTATGTATTAGCTGGAGGCACGAACCTGGAGAACTGGCTAGAAGAAATACAAGAAGTTATCGAAAAATTTGCAAAGAAAAACCACTGTACGCAATTAGAAGTTGCTGGAAGAAAAGGGTGGTTAAAAAAATTAAAGGATTTTAAGGAGAAAGCAATTTTACTAAGTAAGGATTTATAATTATGTCAAAAGGATCAAACCCAACAAACGTCACAACAACATCAGAACAAGAACCATCTGAATACATCAGACCCTACCTGGATATCGCAATGGATGATGCCCAGGCATTATATGAAAGCGATACACCTAATTTTTATCCTAATGCCACTTATGTTAATTTTTCTCCTGAAACCGATACAGCATTAGAGCTAACAAAACAAAGAGCGTTAGCTGGTAATCCTTTATTAGGTTCAGCTCAAACAGAAATAAACAAAATTCTATCA